AACAAATCAAGCTTCGGCATCAGGACATGGACATCTCTTCGGATGTCTTTTTCGTCAATTCCCTTGGCTTTCCACTCTTCTTCGGTCTTATATTTCTCCCCTGTTTTCAAATTACTGATCGTTGTTGTCACTTTTGCCGGTTTAATTTCCATTATACTGTAACCTCCTTTTTAATGTTTAGATAACTAATCGTAATGTCTACTCCATCGCTAACGGTTCCTGCCGTTGTATAGGATAGAACCGTATTGCCTTCCACGACCATCGGGTTGGTTAAAATTTCTACGCTAGTAGCAGCGGTTAAAGTTTGCGTATTAATCACCTGAAAACCATTGTTGGTAATCGTAATCGTAGGTGTATTTGATAATGACTTATTGGTAACGTGTAAAGACTTCACCACGTATGTTTCTGAAATTAATGGGAGTTGATCTCCAGAGACGGCATCGGTTCCAAAGAATTTAATAGGACCTTCAGCTGCCGCACTCGTTACTCCATACATTTTATATTGATTGGTTATTCCCATTAATCCACAAAGAAAGCTTGCGCTTCAATCTCCTGTTTTAATTCTTCTTGAAAAGAAGTATTTAATTTATTGATAACTGCGTCTAGATCACGAATTAAAGATTGAAGTGTTCGTTGATCATATTCTTTACTCGCACGTGTTAAGGCTTGAGTGATCTTTGCCATTAAACAAGTCTCGCTAAACCACCCTCAAAGTAACCTACACTTCCACCTTGAGCTTGAGATTGAGTAGTAAGGACTCTTATAACTCGTTCTATTGTTCCTTCATCTTTTCCAGTTAATGTGCTAATAGTAGATACATCTGTCTCTCTACCTAACAAATCAGTAATCATTGCTATCTCCTCGTCTGTCACATCAATAGCTCCCAGCTCATCAGAAAGAAATTTTTGGTCTACGCCTTCTACCATCTGATCATAATTAATTCCTTGGTCTTGCATAAATTCAAATATGTCTTCAGCTGGTTCATCTACTTCATCAGGACCTGGTGTGCCCCATTTATATCCAATCCTTCCGCCTTCTGCCATATGTGGTCCATAACTTCCACGTCCCGGATCTGTAAAGCCATCTCTTGAAGCTCGTTGTCCTCCGGATCGTTGAAATGCAGCACGATCAAAATCATATGTTCTTGGGCCAGTGTATCCACCTGCATCTGGAGTTGTTTTAGTGATATAACCTCCAGTGGTATCTGCGCCACCTGTACCAGCTGCTAAATCTTTATTATATTGTGCGAGTTGTTTTTTAAATTCGTCGCTTCTTCTACGTAATGTAGTAGTTTTTAATCTTTGTATAGCTTCTTCATCACCTTCTGCAGCTCTAGCTTCCCAGTCAGATAAAGTTTTATTAATTCTATCAATTCTTTTTTGAGCCGCTCCCCCCATTCCTTGACCAAAGGCAGAGGCTACATTTTTACCTGCAAAAACATCATAAGCTTGATTACCATATGTTCGGCCTGATGAAGAAAGAGTGTTTCGATCTCCAAAATACTTAAGACCAAAATTTTCTTCAGGTGTATTGGGTTCAATCATTTTTTTCATCATTCCCCCTATACCCCAGTTTAATGGATTAAAACTAAATCCTGTTTCGTCCGGCACATTTTGTTGACTCCATCTACCCCTATTTCCTTGGTCAGGATGAAATGGAATACCTTGAGGACCTCTATAATTAGAAGCACCCATCTGTCCAGTTGGATCTAACATTGGAGGCATCATTGGACTAGCATATCTGCCTTGATTAGCATTCATCCACCATTGTAATCCTGAATTATTTTGATTATTAGGTAAAAGAGCAGAAGTATTATTTCTATCGTATCTGGGCCATGTTTTTAAATTTCTATTATTTGTATTTTGATTATTACCCATGGCGTTGTTAGCATAACTCGCTAATTTTTGTACTCCGTAATCTATTGGTAGTACGGAATCTACTTGGTTATCAAAAGGCCATGCCATAATTATCTTCTCCCGTCGGGTTGTATGTCGAGCCTAAAGGTTCCCAGCTTCCAGTCCTGAGAGACCGCTGTGTTTTCTATTTTAAGCGCAATGGCTCTTGCTCTTGCGCGCGTGTCGACTTTATCAGTAGAACTGCTGATTGTAAAGGGTCCTAGCGAAGAGCTTGCAGCTGTATCATTGGGATAATCTCTCAACATTAAAGTAATTCGAGTGTCCCCCGTCTGACTAAGAAAATCAGGAAGAAATCTTCTGATCTTCATTATATATTCTCCATCTCCTCTTATGTCTGGAGCTCCTAAAAGTTGTCCTTGGGCGGCTCGTTTCTGAGTAATATCAAAGTCTCCTGAAGTAATGGTAGCTAGAACAGCAGTAACCGCTCCTCCTGCATTGACTTGATCGGTTCCTGTTTCATGTTGATAGTAAGTTGTAATTCCATCTGTATTACCTACGACATCATAAGAAGCATCATCTGCATTATTATAATAACAAGCATGAGGTTTAGCGTAGATGGAAGAATCTTCCCAGGCTGTTCTAGGCAGAGAACCTGTATACCAGATCGGCTTCTTAAGCATCACTGATTCTAAATAATTATACGTCACGACTCGATCCACTACGTTGGAATCTTCACTACAGTAAAACCAGTTTACTTCTCCAAACAAATTATTGAGTCCGCAGTTAATAAGATTTCTAGAGGTACTATTTAAATCGTCGTAGACATAATCCTCAACGAGGCATGGCATCGATTGAAGTTGACCGGCGTATTGAAAGAATCCATTCTCTGACATCCAGAAAGCAGTCCCATCCACTTCCATGCAGGCATTTTTACCAATCAGTCCACAGTTCGTTCCTACTTGTTCAAAAGAAAAGGTAAACGGTTGACCAACAAAACGCATCAAAAAGATGGCTGAGTCTGTCCAAATATAAATAGCATCCCGACCTCGAATAGAACCCATGATTTTAGAACCATTCGCTAGTCGTTGAGTTCCTGCCGTATTCGTTGCGCTAGGAGTATAATCACTGGTGCTTTCTTGATCAGACCAACGAATGTACATATCATCCTGAGTATTAATTGTACCGATCGTGGTTTCCGTTCCTAAAAAAATTAAGTGTCGATCGACCGGAGATACGAGTACGTGTCTTGAAGCAGTGGGTGCTCCACTAATGACTGTTGCCCGTGTCGCGGTTGGATTAGCAACCGTTGAATCCCATTCAAAACATTTGCCATTATAAATAAGAGCAATGAGTGTAGTTCCATAATTATCTAGAACCCAGAGACCCGGTTCCAAGGTTACTTCTTCCGTAGAAGAATCACCCCATCCAACATAACTTGTAATATTAGTAATGGTCGCGCCGGCTGTGTGTTCGGCCAGAGTAGTTCCATCAGTAGCACGCGCTCCTCCGCTTACAATTCCTGTACTTGTGTCGTTAGCTGTAAAAGTAATATCCTCAGTCCCTATTCTAATGGTTCCTGAAGAAGGAAAAGCTGCTGAACTTGTTAAGGTAACACTAGTCACGCCAGCATCGGCTGCAATCGTGGATACTAAAGTTGTTGTTGCTGGACCGGAAGCTGTTCCCGACCATTGACCAGTACCATAACCGAATCCGCCAAGTTCCTGTGCGGGTCCAACGGTATAATAAGTTTGAGCTCTACAACTTCCTGCATTAGTAGTAGTGCCTGATGCCGCATCATCCATGGTAATTGTAATAGTTGTTGCACTCGGGATAGATGTGGCCATAAATTTCTTATCTTCAAAATCTGCATCGGTGTAGCCTGAGCCCGGAGGCGCGGTCACATTATCTAAGAGAACAATATCGTCTTCTGACATACCATGCACAGAAGGAAACGTTATCGTAACTGTTGTTGTCGCATCTGTAGAAAAATCACATCCCGTAATCGTATTGTTGATAGGGTGAATGTCATAATATTGTCCACCTGAATAGAGGTATAAAATTCGATTAGTACCAATCGCAGCATACTTAATTCCTGCATTATCATCAAAATGGTGAAGGGCTCTTCCCGCTCCTGTTAAATTATCTCCGCCTAATTGGTCCCAGCCCCCTAGTTTTTCAGGTGTCCCATATCTAAAACGAACATAGTCTCCTCCTGTCCATTGAGCCTCAGCTCCAGTAGGGGTAACTTGTTTATTGAATCCGGGTAAAAAGTTTACTTTTTGTAGCATAGAAAATCCAGTTATCCCATAAATTATGGGACCATAGTAAAAAGTAGTCCAAAAAAATTTTATGGGGTCTTTGGTATTAAAAATATACTAGATTGTGGTAAGAATCAACTACCTTTGGAAAATAGTAGAGGAAGACCCATCATAGGTCTGCCATCATACACATTGCTCCGTCCATACGGTCCATCTGCATCATTATAATGTATAAAGATTTGAGCATGGACATTCCCTGTAAAGGGTTCTCTCCAATGTTCCATTGCTCGACCACCATAAACCAGCATATCTCCAGGTTTTAGAATTATGAACATACCTTTAGGGGCGTTCTTTTTAAGAATAACTTTGTTTGGACTAATAATTTTTTTAATACCACTCTTCCCTGAGGGATCAATGAAAATTTTCCAGGGATCTCCTCCCAGATGAAGAGTACAGGATGTTTCACAACTTTCCCTATCAATATGTCGAACCAGCTCGTCTCCTTTTTTATAAATCCTGGCAAAGGAATAACAAGGAACTAAATTTCGTCCTGTAATTTTACGCATGACTGGTAGTAATTTCATCTGTAAGGTTTCTAAAGCAATGTCTCCATACTTGCAGAAGGTATTAGGCACTTGAGTATCCTTCCAGCTTCCCCAAAAACCTCCTTCACTCCCGTCTTTAACTCCACCTTTTTTTATTAAAAAGTCTGAAACTTCTCGATGATTCATTAAATAGTTATAAATAAAATTAGCCAACTGTCTAGGAATGGCACGTCGCACAATTTCATATTTTTTATTAGGGTCTTTAAACATAATTTTTTCCATGTTATTTAAACGGCCACCCACAGTGCCAAGTAGTCAGAGAATAGCGGACTCCTTGTGTTACAGGTTTTACTCGGTGCCAAACAAAACTAGGAAATATTATTATAGACCCTTTAGGAGCAACTTCTTTTGCAACTTTAACTTGTCTTTGTTTATTAAATTGTGGATCTTCTGTCTGAAATTGAAATTCTAAATCTCCTCCTTTATATTCTTTAGGATCGGATAAAACCAGAACCCCTGATAGTTTTCGAATTTTACCTTGGAGGGGACCTTCATTTGTATAAGGTTCAGGCAAGCTATCGATGTGCCAGTTATAGTGCATACCTTTTGTATAAATAGTAAACTGAGCAGCCTCAGACCAATCCCATTCAAAATTCCAACCGGCTTTTTTATTTGCTATACGGACATAAGGTTGAATGGTATCGTAAATCCATTTTTTACTAAAGAAAACTACTTCTGAGTCTCTTTTTTGTGTTAACGTTTCCATCTCTTGTTTATTTAAAGGCTGCTTTTCGATG